ACTGCAACTCCCTCACATCCTTCCCTTTGATTGATACCTCATCAGGGACGAACTTCAATCAAACATGGTATAACTGCAACTCCCTCACATCCTTCCCTTTGATTGATACCTCATCAGGGACGAACTTAAGCTACGCATGGTATAACTGCACCTCCCTCACATCCTTCCCTTTGATTGATACTTCATCAGGGACGAACTTCACCAGCGCATGGTATAACTGCAACTCCCTCACATCCTTCCCTTTGATCAATACCTCATCAGGGGCGAACTTCACCAACGCATGGAATAACTGCAACTCCCTCACATCCTTCCCTTTGATTGATACTTCATCAGGGACGAGCTTCAGCTACGCATGGTATAACTGCACCTCCCTCACATCCTTCCCTTTGATTGATACCTCATCAGGGGCGAGCTTCTCTTATGCATGGCGAGACTGCACCTCCCTCACATCCTTCCCTTTGATCGATACCTCATCAGGGACGAACCTCACCTACGCATGGTATAACTGCAACTCCCTCACATCCTTCCCTTTGATTAATACTTCATCAGGGACGAGCTTCAGCAGCGCATGGTATAACTGCACCTCCCTCACATCCTTCCCTTTGATCGATACCTCATCAGGGACGATCTTCAACAACACATGGCAAAACTGCACATCCCTCACATCCTTCCCTTTGATTAATACTTCATCAGGGACGAACTTCGCCAGCGCATGGCATAACTGCAACTCCCTCACGTCCTTCCCTTTGATTGATTCTTCATCGGGGACGAACTTCAGCTTCGCATGGTTTAACTGCACCTCCCTCACATCCTTCCCTTTGATTGATACCTCATCAGGGACGAACTTCTACGCCGCATGGTATAGCTGCACCTCCCTCACATCCTTCCCTTTGATTGATACCTCATCAGGGACGAGCTTCACTCTAACATGGTTTAACTGCAACTCCCTCACCAGTTTCCCAGCAGGATTTTTCGATAGCTGGAATCCATCAAGCATTTCAAGTGGAGTCTTCAATGTCGCATGGACCAACTGCACATCCCTCACCGCTCAATCGGTCGAGAATATCCTGACATCTATCGACGCATCCGGCAAATACGCAACGACTACCGGAGCATCTGGTGGAACTGCTTTGGCTGACGCTGGGATCGACATTAGTTACAACGGTGACCCACTGACCGCCGCGACGACTGCTGCAATAACATCTCTGAAGTCTAAGGGCTGGAGCATCATCGTCAACGGAACAACACTTTAAAATAATGACCAACGAAACCCATCGCTTCTTCCGGTTCTCCAACCAGCAATCCTACGAGCAACTCACAACCGCCGGAAACACCGCAAGGAATTTACCGGACGGACAAAGTGAACGCTGGCTGGCACTGTGGAATGACACCTTCCTTGATCCAGAGACTAACAGTGACAGGTTGTATTGCGTTAAGAAGTCAGGCATTTTAGAGTCTGATAACTTTGACCTTGAAGGCATTGAGGAGATCGACCTCGAAACTTATCTACAACGGCTACACTGGGAGCCACCTGTTGAAGAAGACCTTGAAATGATTGATGAACTTGAAATGATTGACCAATGGACGAGCTAGAACAACCACTGACCGAGATCGAGCAGTCCCGAGCCGATACTGGCTTTCGTTATTACGTAGTAAAACCCGATGAGCTTTACACGGCCCTTGTGGCTGCTGTGGATGCCGACCGTGGCTACCCGACTCCATACACGATCACCGGACTTCCACCTGTCGAGAACTTGGCTGAAGCTACTGACGGCAGCGGGAGACTCATTGCCATCGACTGCTGGCGGTTTACCGAAAACGATGACGCGATGCTTGAGTCAGCCACTGGTGTCACTGAGCTTACCCAATTAGAATTTCTATCGATCAAACCCCAACCAGAAGAACTGTAATGCTACAACACATCACGCACCCCGTATCCGGAATCGCTGGTTCCGCAATCGCGTTTATGTCAACTTTGCCTGAGCATCTGGATACGGGCATCCAGCTTCTCTCTACTTTTCTGGGCTTGATTATCGCTGTATTGTCTGCTATTAATGCTATTGAAAAATTCAAAAACCGAAAAAAATGATCGACTACATCCTAACCAATAAAGGCGGGCTCTTTGGGGCCATCACCGCAATTATCGCAGCGGCTTCCGCAATCGCTGCTTTAACACCTACACCAAAGGACGATACGTTTATCGGCAAAGCATACAAAATCATTGACTGGCTCGCCCTTAACGTGTTCAAGGCTAAGGATAAGTGATTAAGCTTCTCACTGAGCTGATCAAGGCATACGTGGCTATGCTGGACTGGAAAAAGAGGCTTTACACCTATGAACTGGAAGACCAGATCGACGATCTCGCTGCTATCGGTAGCCCTGCTGCCAAGCTGCGGATTGAGCGGCTTTCAAGACGACTCCGATTTGAACAAAAGCGCGACCTTAGATCCGCCAACGGTGACTCTAATTGAGGGTCGCATTTACCAGTTTAACGAGGGCCAGCTTGCTGGGCGTGGCCAGAAGTTTCATAGCGACTACAGTTACCGTCGTGCCATAATCATAGGGAATGAATGAATTACTAGACAAGATCCTCGGGCTACTCGCTACCTTAAAAGCATCCTATAAGCCTAGCCAGAAGAAACCAAAGAATATCGGGAAGGTCGCCATTTGTGTTGGCCACAGCCGCATCGGCGATAAGGGCGCACGTTCTGTTGGTGGCGTCAGTGAGTGGACCTATAACTCAAAGGTAGCTAAGTTACTCGCGAAACAACTCGAACATCGGGGCATTTCTTCAGTCGTCATCGATGATTACCCGTCGAAGTCTTACACTGGTGCGATGAAGTGGGTAGCGGAAGAAATTTCCAAGCATAAAGCGGACATCGCAATCGAGTTGCACTTCAACAGCTCCTCGTCGTCTTCCGCAGAAGGATACGAATACCTTTACTACGCTCACAGCGCACAAGGTAAGAGGCTGGCCCTTTGCCTCCAAAGGGAGCATCAATCTAAGGTCACTTCTCAGAAAGATCGTGGGGCACAGCCGCTTGAGCGCGGTGCTCGCGGTGGCCAGTTCTTGGTAAGGGTCGGGCCCCCCGCAGTGATTTGCGAACCTTTCTTCGGTAGTAACCCTAAAGAGTGGGTATTGCTCGGCCAAAACCCCGCAATTTTCGCAGACATCTACGCGACTGGAATTTACAATTACTTTAACCATTGAGAAACTACCGAAAAGAATACGACGACTACCACAAGCAGCCGGATCAGAAAAAGAATCGGGCTAGCCGGAATGGAGCGCGTCGTCGTATGCGGAAGCTCTTGGGTAAGCAAGCCATCGACGGGAAAGATATCGACCACAAGGATGGCAACCCGACGAACAACTCGCGAGGCAACCTCCGAGTCCTAAGTAAGAGGGAGAATAGGTCGAGGAAGTAATGACCGCTGGTCAGCAAATCCTTAAACGCTTATATTTATGTCATACCCAGAATTAGTCCGCCCAAACAAAAGACCTTACAGCTTCGGCAAAGTCTCTGAAGATTTGATGATAAAGGAAGGTTTCGTTGAGAAGCCCTACAAGGATTCTAAAGGACTGTGGACAATTGGATACGGGAATCTTATCAGTGACGGTAGTGACGCGGCTTACGCGAAGTCGCCCTACTACACAGGGAAAACCACGCTGGGTAAAAGTGGCACCGCTAAACAAGCCGATCTTTCTGGAAAGTCCATTAGTAAAGAGGCAGCTAAAGCCATGATGATGCGGTCAATCGGTGAAAAAGCGGAACTCGCGATCAAAGATGGAATGCTAGGAGAAAAGTTTTTCGATCTTTCTCCAGAGCTACAGGACGCCGCGCTTTCATCCGTATATCGTGGCGGTCTGTCTGGATCGCCGAAAACGCTACAGCACATTCGGGAAGGTAAGTTTACGGATGCCGCTAAAGAGTTTCTCGATAACAAGGAATACCGAGAGGCAAAAGAATCTGGTTCTGGCGTTGCCGCTAGAATGGAGGGTCTCGCTAACCTTCTAGAAGAGGAGGCAAAGAAGAAAGCCTCGTTCGCAGAGAGGGTAGAGCAGAGGATGGTAGAATGAGAAAGGAATCAGCGCGTAAGCGCAAACTATGAGCCGATTCATAATCTATAAACCAACGCCAGAAGACATCGCTGAAGCCTACCGAAGATCGGTAGCATTAGGGCGTCTCACTACTTCCTTTACTAAAGGTAAAGGCAATATGACGGGCTTCTTAGGTGAGGTCGCATTTGAAAAGACATACCCGCAGTTCGCTTACGTCGGCGATAACTCGTTTACGCATGACTACGTTTACAAAGGTCTAAAGGTCGATGTGAAAGCGAAACGCTGCACTTCACGGCCAATGTTGGACTATAACGCTTCAGTCGTCGAAACGAAGTTCAGCAAGTTTAAGGCTGATATTTATTACTTCATGCGCGTCCACGAGAACCTACAGAAGGTCTGGCTCTGCGGTTGGTGCCCTAAGAAGACTATTATTCACCCGAGAAGGTTCGCTAAGAAGGGTGACGTGGATGCAGACGGCTTCCGGTTCAAGTGCGGTGGCTACAACATCGCGCTCAAGAAGACCCGTCGGCCAGACTCATTTCAACCGTTCGTTGTCAGGTTGTAGCCCATCATTAGGGTTAGTCATCTGGTGGTAATGAATATGGCCAGTCTTATCAAAGACTGGCCTTATCCCGTTAGGAGCAACTAATTCTACGAATTTGTAAAGGGGCGCGTCCATGTATGCCTCGATAATGGACGAGTGCCCCCCAATGCTATTTAGAGCTTCGCGGAGACTTATCCAAAACTCACCGCAGAGTTCCTGTCTCAGAATCTTCAGATCTTGGTCGGTCATTTGATCTATAACCAATATCGTATTTCTCAGAAAGATCAATACGCCAAAACTTGCCGCCGCCCCGCCCTTCTGAGGTAATCGGTCGAATCTTTTTGTTGACTCGACTCGCCTCTTCAAGCGTGACCATGCCGCGTCGGCAGGTCTCCATATTGCGTGAGGAGCCAACATCGCGACCGTTGTTCAGGTCGTGGATCATAACCTGAAACTCAGTCAGTGTTCCGCTCCATTCAGCCCTCTCAGGATAGACTTCGCGGCACCTCTTGGCAAAGAACTCAACCAGTTCTGCGATAGAACTACGGCTGCTGTTGTCGTAGGCAGCGTCGGCGATGGTAGGGTCAATGTAAGAGATCACGCCGAATCGACCAACATCACGTACACCTTCCGGCACTTGCCAGTCCAACAGGAACCTACCGAAGGACGGAAGTTCTTTACGGAGGATCGCTTCCAACTCTGCGTTCGGTGGGAACTTCTTGGTAGACTTTTCAGAGATGAGTAGGGCCATGAGCTTATCTCGGTTGCTAGTATCGAGCGAAGGAATGACCGACAGCGAGTTCGCGTCCATATTCAGCGACATAGTCACACGACCCGTCCAAGGAATCGACAAAGCGTCGGCGTATTTCGCCATATACTCGACTCGCGGATTAGCTACTGCTCTCTTGAGCAGCTCGGTGGCACGTCTCTGATCCTGAAAGCTAGCTGCTGAGGTGGTATCGTCAATGACCCAAGACGCTACCTTACCTAAGTCTTTGTTGAACTTGGTCTGACCAGACAAATAATCAGACGCATCAGCGAACCCCCCTACGAGGTCACTAATGACTTTGTTGCTCAGCAGCGACTTGCCACGACCTGTCGGCCCAACCAGCAGCAAAGCTTGTCCCTGCAATGGGACTTTATCCAAGACCGCAGAGTAGAACCTCTGCATCCACGCATAAAAGTAATCCAAGGCTGGATTTTCAGAGCTGTCCACGAACAACTGATTCAACCATTGGTGCAAGAAGGGCCACTTCGACGGATCCCCATCACCCTCAGGATCAACTGCGGATAACGAAGAGCAGTTGAGAATGCGGGTCGAGTTGTAGCAGACAATTCGCTCGGATGAGAAAACAACGGGCGCAATCTCGTCAATCCGGTTGTTGTTGCTAATCGAAAGGACCGCAGCTTCAACTTCACTGATACCTTTGCCCTTCTTAACTCTGGTCGAGAAGCCCGCCTGTCTAAGCTCCAGAAGGAGGTGGTCTTTCGGAATAGAAACAGCATTGTCAAACTGAAGCTTGAAGAAGGTTCTACCATTGAACCAGTATTCGTCGAGCAGACCAGAAAGCTTCTTCGTTTCGTAGTCCTTAACGAAGGAACTCCCGAAGATGTCTGACCAGCTCATGAACCCTTTACCGGCTCGCTCACTGTAACAGACGATGCCGTCCTCTACGACCTGACAACCGTCACGGTCGATACCATCGTCAATCCAGAACAAGGGTCCTCTGGACCCGACTTCAAAGTCGCCGAACCAGCGATTCGGGAATCGGGATTCAACTTCAGAGGCAATGACATCAATAGGGATGTTGACCTCAGATGATTCTGGTGGCTTTGAGGTAACCGCTTTTGTCAGAGCCGCGTGGACAATGCTCATCGAAACTTTGCCATTAGTTTTCCGCCAGTCTTCACCTAACTCAAAATACTGGTTCGGCCTAAATGAAGACGAGTCAAATCCAGCGAACAACTTGTCGATCCTAAGGGTTTGGTTGATGTTATGTATAAACGGATCAAACATCGAAGGGTCGATTGGGACTGGCTCATCAAATTCCCACACCAGCCTTAGGTAGCCGCTGTAGGTCTTAGTGGCCCATGTTGGTTTTATGGTAGCGTTGCAACTCCCTGCAAGGTCATCTTCAAATGATTCCCAATCAATAGGAGCGTCGTAGTCAGCGACAACTCCGTAAACCTTATGGACGGGGTTGTCGTTGTTGATTCTTTTCGATGGCGCACGGCCCTCAAAGGTGGAGTAGAAGGCGTGGTTGGTGTTCGGGTCACTACACCATTCTCTGTAATCGGCTTTAGATTTAAAGGATGGTTTGGCGGTAGGGAGCTTGGACGGGTCTTCTATCTTCGTCGTCTTGGTATCGCGCAGGTTACGCAAATATCGGTAGGTCATTATTTCTGGTATTTTGTTAAGATTGCGCCCTCTGCACCCAGAGGAATGTCAGGAATCCACTCCGGCGGAGTAGACATGATTTGGATTATTTTCTGAAGGGTTTCTTCGGCACTGTCTTCGGCACACTCGCAGATGACTTCATCATGAACGTGGAAGATAATTTTTATCCCAGCCTTGTCGATCTCTAACATCATGTGGCTGAAAATATCTCTGGCGAGTGCTTGGGACATGTTCTCAGCAAGGACGCCGCCCCACAGGTTCATCTTCCTAAGTTGCCCGTTCCGGTTGATCTGGCAGAGGAAGTTCGAGCGGCCCCTATAGAGAATTTCAACTAGTCTTGGGTATGATAGAGAACGGCCAGAGGGGAGGTCTAGGCTGAGAACCCTTTTTTCCATAGCCCCTTTGAGCCTAAGATCCAAGTTATTCCAGAATCTCGGGACTTTCGCAAGACTCTCGCGATACAGACTTACTGCGTCTTCTGCCTCTTCAAGGGGCATATCATACATCTCAGCAAATCGTTTAGCACCTGCTCCGTAGCCGCAGCCCAAAACGAGAGCCTTAACTTTGTGTCGCAGCTTCGCGTCTTCCTTTTTCAGAACTCCTTTGTCTTTCGACCACAAACCGAATTGGATCGCAAACACTTCATAGATGTCGTCGGAGGCTGCAATCGCGTCCATCATCTCCCTATCCTTGGATAGCCAGCAAAGGGTTCGCACTTCGATCTGAGAGAGATCGACTACAACAAGCTTCCGGCCTTCAGGAGCCGTAATCAGGCTACGCATGTTCACGCCAAACATCTCCTCTCTCGGCAAGTTCTGGAGGTTCAGGTTCCCACCACTACCACTGAAGCGTCCGGTGTGCCCGCCGAAATACATGAGACCCCCGTAGTATCGGTTATCTGGCATCGTGGCATAGTCAAAGCTATCGAGCTTCTTCTTAATGGCATTCACCCGACGCCAGTTCGTTACTGACTCAATCCATTTGTATTTGTGCCCGTTAGCCCTGATCCACCGCTGGGCGTCTACGTCAGTCTTTGCTAGCGAAGCTGGGGGCTCGATGCCCATCTTGATACATTCTTCATCAAACGCCTTCCGACTAAGGAGAGGCTTTTCGCCGCCCCACGGAATTACTTTCTCTGTCTTGAAAAGGAGTTCGTTAATGACCTCCTTACTCTTGCGGAGAGCGTCAATATCAATCGGGATTCCGCGTTGCACGATACGGCGATTCAGGGCACTGATGCCCCGCTCAAACTTGGACCACTTAGACTCATAGGCTTTCCAGAGGCGGAGGCAGAGAACAGAGTCCATGATGGCGTATTCCTCGACCTCTTTCTGGAACTCCTCAGTCATGGACCCCCATGTCTTTCCGGACATGTTGTCACGAGTCGCTTTAGAGATCTCTAGATCGAAGGCTACTGCCGTGGAGTTCTTCAGCGATCTCGGTAACCCGCAGGCAGCTACCAGATCAGCGGTGCAATGCCATTCGGCAGGCTCCACCTTTGGCCACCAGTTCTGGGCCACGCCATACAGATAAAGCGCTTCGTCAAAACTGGCGTTATGGCTCAGGACCATTTGCCCTTCCAGAAGCGGCCAGTCAAAATCTTTAGGGTGTCCAACCCACTCAAAACCGTCATCACCAACAACGCTCACCATGTATGCGTCGAAGGAGTGGTGGGAGAAATATCCCAATGGACCTAACTTCTTGATGCTGCAGTCGCGGTCGTAGTAGGTCTCAAAATCTAATGCGTATATTGTCATATTATTATTATTCACCTCTGAAAAAAAAGACCCACTCCGGCGAGGTATGGACCGGAGTGAGTCTGAATTTTACTTATTCCCCTTGGTAGAAGTCAAGCACGGGTTGCTCGTTGGCATCGACTACGTGCTTTAGAGCCTCTCTGACAGCCCTAAGCTTTTCGAGGTTCTTGCTAACTTGGTCAAACTGGCCTTCAACTTCTGTGATCATGTTGTCAAGCATTTCGACCTCGTCTTTCAGAGCGTCAATTTTTAATTCGTCAAACATGATTAGGCTCCCAGAAAGTTGTTTACGAAGGCGGCGGCATCAGCATCGACTACTTCCACAGTAGCTGTCAGGGTCGGGTTAAACCAAGTGTATTTACCTTTGGTCAATTCATCACTGGTGAAGTTCCAGATCTTGTTGTGGATTGACTGTCCGGTAAGGGCAGCATTAGTTGCCAGACGCTTGTAGGTAGAACGGTAAGCGTTCTTACCTACGTTGATCTTACCCAACGCATAATTATGTTTCCCAATAGGTAACTGGAATGCGTCAGGGTTATCTCCCTCTTCAGGCTGCTGGATTAGTAAGGTCAACTCAGCGAACTCAGTCATCTCCCATTTCGACTCAGCACTAATCATGGCAGATTGCTCTTTAGACCAAGCGATACGTGGGATTTCTTCCTCTTCAAATGGAATGTTCTCGCGCCAGCCTTTTTGGGCGACGACGGGAATTACCTTGAGAGGTTGGTTAGGCGGAGCAAGCTCGTATGTCTTGTCAAACAAGATAGAGCCTACGGGTGCCTCTGAATCGCTCATCTTCTGACAGATGTTGATTCGTGGAATCTCGATATCATCGATATCAAGTTCGATTCCGGTTACATTAGCGGAGAGGCCGGTGTTAGCTTTGGTCTCAACGATTTCGGTTTTGGTTTTGGTGTCAGTCATATTGTTTATTCTATTGTTGGGTTATTGACTCGCGACACAGTGTCGCTCGTCTGATGTTTCGATGATCCCTGCGTTCTCGCAGTCGTCATAGAAGTCTTGTTGTTTGCTCCGGTCTACCTTTTTGGAAACCTTCGCGAGGGGGAAACTAACCTGATTCAGCAGAGTGTCCAGATCAACTTCATATTTTTCTGCAATTTTTACAAAAGTAACATTGTCAGAGATTTTTCGGACGCGGCCCATCGACCGCAGCTTCAGCCCGTCGAGCTTCTCGCCTTCTTTAAGAGCGTCGAGAGTTTTACGTT